CCATAGCGCGCTGGCCCTGCCATTGGCCGCAGACGAAGCTCTCCGTGGGGGCGGCGACGAACGCCATCGGCGAACCCGAGTAGAAAAGGGTGGCCGCTTCCTGGGGATCGAGTGCTTGGCTCATGCTCGCCTCCGAATCCTGAAATATTGCCCGGTGTGAGGATGCTGGACGTAAAATTCACCGTCAGGAGCCCGCCGCGCCATGCCGTAGGGCGTGTCAATCTGATGATGGACCGAGCCGCCGCTCGCCCGTTTCTGCCGATCTGAGCCCGAGCTGCTCGATCGCTGCGGCGCGGGCCTCGCCTTCACCTCTTGGATCTTTGCACGAGCCTGTTGCTGGCCCATCACCCGCTCATGCTGCTGCGAGCGCTCGCTCATGTGCTCTTCATGCTGCATGCCGCGCTCTTCGCGCTGCGATTCGACCGCTTGCTCGCGCTGACCCATCCGATCTTCGTGCACGCGGTCCTGCTGCGCGTTCGCGGCGTCCATTTGCCGGTCCTGCGCGCCCTGATGAGCCTCGAATTGCTGCTGTTGCGCGCCCATCACCCGCTCGTGCATCTGATCACGCACGCCCATCTGGGTCTCGTGCTGCTGATCCCGCGCGTGCAGCTGGTCTTCATGCGCCCAACCGCCCCTCTCCAAGTTCATTTCGTGCGCTTGGTCGCGCAATTGCTTCGCCGTGTCGTGCGCGCGATCGGCTTGAGCCTCCTGGCTCTCGTGGACCTGCTTTTGTTGTTCCATCTGAGGCTTTCTGGCCTCGTTCTGGGCCTGGAAACCGGCCGTCTTGGTAGCGAGCTGCTGCTTTTGCAGCGCCATCTTCGACGTCTCGATCTTGGTCTGGCTCTCGACCTGTTGCCGTTGCGCTTCCAGCGGCGCGTTCTGCTTGTCGAACTGGAGCTGGCCGGCTCGCGTGTTCGCGTCGAGCATCGCCGCCTGCCCGGTCAACATCGCGGCCTGGGCTTTCGGGTCCGGCGGCGGGCCTTGGGGCATCGGATTGATGAACTGGTCCGGATTCGAGAAGCCGATGCCGCGAATGCACATGCGACGGATCACTGTGACGTTGAAGGCCCCCGGCTCATCTTTGGCCATTTGGTAGAGCGCAGCGTTGCGCAACATCCTCTGGAGGTGCGAGGCCGTATTCGGGTCCGCGCGCGTGACAATTTCACTTCGTTCGAGCGCCAGGAGAAAGACTTGCGAGTCCCAATCCCAGGCCATGCGCTTGTTTGCGCGCCAGAAGGCCTCGGGATCTTCTTTGAAGCGCTCGCACAGGAGCTGAAGCTCGTCGCTCTGCGCCGCGCACAACCGCTTGTGCGTCGCCATCAAGGGCTTGATGGCCTGTTCGATCAACGCCAGCGTCGTTCCGACCGGCGCGTCCTGGCGGCCCTCGCCGACCATGATCTCAGCCGTGCCGCCGAGGCTCTTGCCCTCTTGGTTGAGCTGCTGGACGAAGCTCGTCCAGACCGCGTCGGGCGATTTGTACGGCATGCCCATCGCAACTTGTTGGATGGGCAAACCCCCAGTCTCGACTTCAGCCGAGCCCCCTGGCGGAATCCTGAATATGTTGTTATTCTGTCTAGCCGCGCCTTTTGCAACTAGAAGGCCAGGAAAGTTGGCGAACATGCCGGCGTCGACGATCTCTCGCCAAGCAGCCGTGATGCCGTTCGTAATATTGCCAAGTAGATGCGAGAGGCCAATAGCATAAAATCCGAAGCCACGGATGAACGGAAACTGTACGAAATACGTTTTCGGCAAACACATCTCGTCGTCTTCGTTCCAATTCCTCCGCATATCGAGGATTGTTCTTGTCTCCTTGTGGATCGCCACTTTGTAGGGGACCGCCAAGCCATCCGGCTCGCCGTCGGTCTCGTGCTCGAACCCCTCCAGATCGAGTTCACAATAGGTTTCGAGGATCTCATGATCACGATCGTCCTGTTCCCAGGAATCATATTTGCGGATGCCTGAGATCTGCTCCGATTGCATCTCGGTCGGCGTCTTCTCGATGTACCCAGGTTCGCTCAGATCGCAGTCGCGATAAGCTCCGCAGAGCTGCATCCGACGTATCATGCTGGGCCGCATGAAAACCCGGTGGGTGATTCGGCCCGCGTCATAGATCGAAGTAGAGGAATTGTTGACGATCAGATCATCGCCGAATACCGCACGACTTACCGGCCTTCTAAGGATCGGGTCATGGTATATTTTCTTGAAGACACACCCATCGAGACCCACTCTGAGGAGCATCTGGTCCGTGTCGGGAACCCAAACCTTGTCGGTGGTGGTCAAGTAGTGATTGAGATCGTGCTCCAACGCACTGGAAAGCACGTCGAGATCTTCAGTCGAGCCCGATGTGTCTTCGGAGACTTTGGCTGGCCCATCGCTGGGGCACAACTCGGCGAAGGCGTTGGCGCCGAATCGGATTACCGCTTCCGCCAGTAGCGTCGCCCGGATCTGCGACTGGCCCTCCAGCGGCGCACTGCCATCACTGCCGTTCGAGCGCATGGCCTCGATGCGCAGCCCCATTAGCTCCATGCCGCGAGCGCGCGTGTCGAGCCACTCGCGGCGGGATTCGTTGTCCTGTTCGATTAGCCGGATCAGCTCGTCGGCGATCGAGTTGAGCTGGGTCTCGGGGAGCGATTCGGCGAGGTTGTCGCCGAACTCCGTATCCTCTTTCGCGATGCGCCTGGGACCGACAAAAACGACAACGCCGCCGTCTTCGGTCTCAATCTTGGTCGCCTTGTCGTAGTCGATATCGCCGTCGTCCGCGTCGAGATTGATGGTCTTCGGCGCGAACCGTCTCGCTAAGTCATCAAAATCATCAGGGCCGCCGTCGATGGGCGACGGCGGGAGCCTGATCGCACCGAGTCCGCCCAGTCCAGCCACAGCGGACCTCCGTCATGTCACTGGGTAGGCGGATCGTCCGCGAGAACCAGATCCTGATCCAGCACCTGCTTCTCGATCTCGTCATCGATCGGGTAGCAGATCACCAGCGTATTATGCAGCCGGAACGCTGCGAACCACTTCTCCGGGGGATCGCCCCGTCTCTTGAGGCGGTGACCAGCGCGGAAGAGCGCACCGGCCTCGGCCGGATCGACAGCTCTCTCTTCCTTCTCGGGCTCCGGCTCGGGCCGGGGCTGCTGATCGCGCTGGGCGACGCCAGGACGGGCGGCCGGCGGCTGCGCCGGGTGGCGCGGGGGCGGTTCTCGGGTGGGCGGCGCGGACCTACTGGGCGACGCCGGACGTTGTGGTGACTGTGCCATGGGGTTCCTCGCCTACTTGCGGGCGGGGATTTCGCGCATCGACTGGGCGACTCGTCAAGAGACGCGGCGGATGGTCACCGCGAACTCCTGCCCCCTGAACCGGAAAAGAACCGATCCGCCGGCCTTTCCGATGATATCGACGCCGCTCTGCGCCGTAAGATGGTCGTGGACTAGATTCGCCCAGGCGGCGAGCCCTTCGTCCACCTCCTTGGCCTTGGGCGGCGGCGGCTGAGTCGGTTCTTCGTCAGCCATGGCGCCCAACTCTCCCGAGATGCGGCTTCTTCGCCGCGCCGCCGATCGCCAGCGGCTTCGCGTGCCGCTCCTTGCGCGTCATCTTGCCGCGCTTCACGCCAAGCTTAGTCGGCTGATTCGTGCCCTTCTTCAGCTCACCTGCCTTTTGCAGCGTGCTCGTCGCCACAGCCCACGGGTTCACGCCAGGGCTCGATTTCTTAATGGCTTTGACCGCCTTCTCTAGGATCGCCGGCATCGCCCAGGGCTCCGATCTCGATTCCCACTCCAGCATGTCGCAGGATGAGAGACGCAAACGCAACTGCTTGCTCGCGAGGCAGCGCCAGCCACGCGACCTCCTTGCCGTAGTCTAGCCGCACCATGCGAGTGCCGTCCGGAGCGTTAAAGTGGCTGAGCGCGACGTTGATTCCGCCCTCGTCATCAGGGCTGAGCTTGCCGTGAGGAAAGTCGCCAGTCGGTCCGGCCAGCGCTTGGTCGGCCAGCGCTTGGTCGGCAAGCTTTTTGAAATGCGCGGAGATTGCCTCCATCAGGGCGATCTCGCGCTCCTCTTTCGGGCCGATGCCCCGTTTGCCGAACACGTTCTTGCGCATCGCCACTTCGCGCGCCGCGCACTTTTCCAGCTCTCGATTCGTGAAGGTCAATTGATGCCGCCCATCTGCCTACGGACATAGTCCTGGGCGAAGGCCTCGCACAGCGCGGCATAGAAGCATCTCGGCGTGAAATATTTCAAAAATTCGCCGCTCCCAATCTCCTCCTCGCTGCAAGCGATCAGGTGCACCGGGCCGTCGCGCACGATCTCGCCGAGCTGGTTGATGAAGAACAGCCCCTCGGGCGTATGACCGACGCCGAGCACGACGCCGTGGAACTCGCCGATCTTGCCTGCGATCCTGTCGAGGATGGGCCGCACCTCGAAAGCGCTGCGGATCTTGGCCTGCTGGCGGAGCTGATGTTCGCTCATGACAGCCAATACTCCGGACTCGTGAGTTCGCCATTGCCGGTCCATTGCCGGACGAAGTCAGGATCGTAATCGCGGAGATTGATCCAGTTGTCCGCCAGCGGCCTCGACCACGCATGCTTCTCCAACTCGATCCTCTCAAGCCTCTCCAACTCGATCCTCTCAAGCTTCCCCAACCCGGTCCTCTCGACCCGATTCCCCATGTCGATGATCGCATCCGCGAGCCAATCGATCGGCACGTAGAGCGGCGTGAGCCGCGTCGAGATCGGCATGAGCGGCGCGACGCGAATGATCGCCGGAGCGGCGACGAGAGCGGCAAGCCCAGTGATGAATCCGCGTCGTCCGATCTCGATCATGAGTCGCCCTTCTCCTCCTTGAGCATCGCCACCTTCAGCTCCAGATCGGCGATGATCGCGTCCTTCGTCATCTCGCCGTCCTCGATCGTCGACTCGATCAGCTCGTCCAGCTCGTCCAGAAAGACGCTCATGGCTCTGACCTCGCCCTGGAGATGTCCTGATACTTGGCCATCATGCCCGCCCGGAACGCCCGAACGGGAAAGTCGACGAGGAACGTCTTCGCCTCAAGCTCTTGCGGCGTCGCGGCGATAATTTCTTCGCCGTCATTCGTGATCGGCTCGCCGTCCGCGTCGATGAAAATCAGGTGATCGCCGGATTCTTCGACCTCGATATCGAGCCCGATCACCCGGCTGACCGTCTTCAACAGACGGTTCAATCGTTCAACAATTTCCTTCGTTTCGCTCACTTGGTTTCCTCCAAAAGGACGGGCGGCCCCACTCGCGATATCCGGGGGGCGGGTGACCGCTGGAAGCCGCCCGGACGGGACGAGAGACCCGACAATTTGCAGCTTGCGCAAATTTTGCAGAACTTGCAACCCGTATCGATATCTATTATATACGGGACAGAAGGCCGCCGCGCCTGCGGATTCGCGACGGCCCCCGTTCGTCACCAGGAGAAAGGCGACTCGGTCGCCAAACAGGAGCATACCAGTGAAAAAAGCAGTCGCCTATATGCGAACCTCATCGGCCACTAACGTCGGCGTCGACAAGGACTCGCTCACCCGCCAGGAGGCCGCCATTCGCGGCTACGCCGCGCGCAACAACATCGAGATCGTCGAAGAATTTTACGACGCCGCCGTCTCCGGCGCCGATCCTCTCGACCAACGCGAGGGGTTCCGCCGACTGCTCCAGCGCGTCACCTCGAACGGCGTGCGCAGCATCCTCGTCGAAACTGCAAATCGGTTCGCCCGCGATCTGATGGTGCAAGAAATCGGGTTCCGGCGACTCCAAGAATTAGGGATAGAGCTAATCGCTTGCGATTCACCACAGAGCTTCATCGACGA